AGCGGTCACAACCGCTAGAGCACCGCCTATTGTGGTAATCGCTGAGATGAGTCCTGCGATTGGAGATATAGCAGCGACCAGTGCGAGAATCGTCAATATAAGTGTCTGTGTGTTGCCATCCAAATCGCCGAACCACACCAGTACATCAGAAACAGTCTCGACCAGTTCGCCAAGCATCGGAAGCAATGAATCAGCCAGTGCTGCTCCTGCTTCAAAAAAGGACTGCTGTGCAGTCGCCTTTAATGTGTCCAGTGCATCGTTAAACTCTCCTGCCGACTGCACTGCATCACCGGACAGGATAAGTCCCATATCTTCGGCATTCTGTCCTAAATCCTTGAGCGCCTGTCCGCCGTCATCGACAATTCCGGACAGTTCCATTGCGGACTTGCCGAACAACTCCATTGCGACTGTGTCACGCTCGGTTTCGTTCGGAATCTTGGAGAGTGCTTCAAGCGAGTCATACCATACATCGATAGCATCTCGCATGTTGCCGTTTTCGTCAGTGATGGAGACACCCAGTTCTTCAAATACCTTCGAACCGCTTCCCATCTGCTTGGTCAGCTTTGCAAGCGAACCAGTCATCTGATCCATGCTGACATCGACCAAATCAGAAGCGTACTGCATTTTCTGAAGGTCTTCGACGCTGATGCCTGTGTTCCTTGAAAGCGTCAGCAATTCATCGGCGGTCTTTCCTGCATTGAATGCCATTCCGACCATAGCAGTGCCGACAGTCGCCGCTCCTGCTGACAATAACTTTGTCTTTTCAGAAACCTGTTTTGCTTTGTCACCGAAATCCTTCAGCGACATACCGGATTTCTCGGCAGACTCGCCGACCTCTTCCAGTTGTCCTTTAAAGCGTTTCAACTGGCTCTCTGTGTCAGCGATCTCTCTTGTCAGTGCTCTGTACTGTGCGGAGTTCTTATCAACTCCTGCCGCTTCCATCTGCCGTTGTGCTTCTTTTAACTGGTCAAGTTTCTTTGTTGTATCTTTTACTGCTTGTCCTAACAAATCCTGCTTCTGTTTGAGCAGTTCTGTGTTCTTGGGATCGAATTTCAGCAGTTTGTTAACATCTTTTAGTTCTTTTTGTGTGGCTTCCAGTGACTTATCAACATCAGCCAAACTCTTTTGTAATTGTGTGGTATTGCCATCGATTTCAATGGTAATGCCCTTAATGCGTCCACCTGCCATAAGCCACTCCTTTAGAATCTGTCAAAATCTTCCTGTGTTGCGACATAGTCATATTCGCAACTGTCATTTCCTGCTTCGACAAAAATATCGAACACCATACCGATGTCCATCTTGTCTAAGTCATCCAGTCGAATGTTGTTCTGAAAGCAACGCAACAGAAAGAGAGCCACTGTCAGCTCCCTTTCCGTTTGTCTGCTTTTTTTTTCGATGTTGAATGCGTTGTAGATGCCACCGCCCACATATCTGTGAGTTGTGGCAATGCGGAATAAACAGAGAACATTCCGAACTGGTCAAACCACTCTTCCATTGTTCCGATACTGGGGTCTGCCTGTTTCGCCATGATGTACGCAAGTCTGCTGAAGAACTCGGCAGTTTTTCCTTCGTCACCCTGTGCTTCACGCAGGTCTTTAAAAAACTCCCTGTGATAGTAATCGTTATATAACATTGGTGTGAGTGCGGATGACACAAAGGTCACCTCTTTATCATCGATCAGAATAGTCCTCTTCATGTTATCTCCTTATGATGCTATGCCTGTGTACACAGTTGTGAACCAGTTGTTGTAAACAGTTGTCGCTGTCGCTTCGACTCTTGCCTTGACATATGCGTTGTCCAGTCTCGGCAGAGCGGTAATGTTGAGCGTTTCTGTCTGAGGCGAAATGCTTGCTTCCTTGGTCGATCCTGCGACATCCGGACGAGAAGCTGTGCATCTGTAAAGAAGATACCTTGTTGCATTGGCATCGCCTTGAAACTCAAACATCAGTGCGAACTCGGCTGCCTGTGCATCAGATTTTTCAAACATGACTCCTGCTGTGTTAGTCAGTTCACCAAGACAGTCTTTTTTAAAGTCATCATTGAACAGCGCCATCTCCAGCGTTCCACTGTATCCGTTATTTGCGTCTGTGTGAAAATACACAGAATCATCCGCATAGAAGTCATTGCTTTCACCGGAAGCCGTCAAGGAGAGCGAGACACCGCCCTTGACAGCGACAGGTGTGGCATACGTTGGGACTCCTGCGGTCGATACGGTCGTAATCTTTGCGTAATAAACATTCCGCAGACCATATTTGATTTTGTTAGCCATTTATCACTATCTCCATTTCATAAATTACCTCATACATGTGTTCTGTATTGAGGTAGACTTCTGACTTTTCCCATACAAATCCATATTCATTGAGAATGGCTTCGACCTGTGTCTCCAAATCAAAGGACTTGTTAGCGGTGTAGAGTTCGATGTTCAGCGAATCAATTCTCTGATAGACCGAATCATCCGCAGGAAAATTGTTGCTTCTTGAATAGAAGAAAAGAATATAGGGAAGGAGCGGTGCTTCTTTTTCCGGATATGAATAATAAGTGAATGGCAGACCTGTCTCTGTCAGCATTTCTACTACTTCGGCATTTGTCATACAACCACCCCTATCATTTCCTTCATTTTCTGCTCATACTGCTTTTCATACTTTTCGGCAATCGGTCTGATGAAGTCATCGCCTTCAACCGCTGTCTTCTTGCCTTCTGCAATCGGAGTACGACCGCCATTCTCGACAGCGTGACCGAACTCCAGCAGATGACCGATTCTGTAATATGGTTTTTTGAGATGCACAGTTCCTTCGACTCTGCCGTCAGCATGCTGCTTCAACGTATAAGTCCATGCTCTAGGGAATTTCTTCCACTTGCGTCCTGTGTGTTTACCCACATTGTAGGTTTTCAACTCATCGACCATATTGCTTGCGGTTTCTTCGGTGCAGACCTTGCAAGCAACAGCAACTTCATCACTGTACTCTCTCAGCAAGCGACCGACATTGATGGAGAATTTGCTTGAATTAACTTGCTGAAATCCCATCTCTGCCCTTCCTCTTCTCGACATACAGTTCGATTTGGGAATGCTTCGTCAGATATGTCCGATAGATCGCATAGGTTTCCCCATTGTGCTCAAGAACCTCTTCGCCTTCATAATCAAATGCGAACATGGTCATTCGATACTGTGGGTTCAGACCATTGCGACCGCCTTCAAACCATTCCCTTCCAGTCACAGAGTCGATGTTTGCATAGACCTTCCGCTTGGTCGTTGTTGCAACCATGACTCCGTTTTCGTCACGCTCAAATTTTTCAGATAACAGATAGATTGGTGTTGGAAGATTCATAACCAAGTGGTGTAACCGGAAGCCATCGACAACTGGGCTTTCTGTTCATCATAGGAAGCCTTCAGTCTTTCGTAATTGTCCGGTTCATGGAAATTCATCTTGCAGTAAGTTATCACTGCCTGTCGAATCAGAGGATTCGTGATTTCCACATTTTCACCATTTACTCCTGCGATTCCTAAATCTGCCAGTCCTGCGGAAATAAGTTCTTCTATCTGTTCATCAAATTCATTCGTGACGATGGGAGGATCGAGTGCCAGTTTAACCTTCGAGAGCGTCAGCGTGTTCATGTCATGCTCCTTTCCTAAATGCGTTGAATAAATCTTCTGTTACAACATAATGCCCTACATGACCGCATCTGATGGACGGATCGAGCAGGACTTTATATCCCAATGTCTGTGCTCTATAACAGAACGCAATGTCTTCCCCTACGTTGCCAATAGGAGCGAACATTGTGTTGTATTCGTTATATACTGCCAACGCTAGAGCGGTTGACATCAGTACGCATCCGAACCCAACCCCACCGACTTCTGTGACAGTTTTGGGGACTTCGGTCATTTTCTCCGCAATGATTTCGTCATCTACAATGTCGAACTTTGAATAGACAACTGGTTCATACGGTGGGAATCGTTTGAAGTAGAGACCGCTGACAAAATCAGCGTCATTTGCCTTCAACGACTCAAACAACCTTGTCATGAGGTCGGGTTCGAATACCATGTCGGAATCCAACCATAAAATATAATCGGCTCCCATATGGATCGCTTTCATGGCTAACTCGTTTCTAGCCATGTAGATTAGTGAACTCATTTGAAACGCAATCGCACACTCGCCCTCTTTTTTGAGCATCGCAAGCGACTGGCAGAACTGTGTCGGTACTTGATCCATGCATGGAATCACGATT